GTTATGAGAACGAGCATGCGGAAATTTTTGATCAAGAAACAAGTGACAGAGCTTTTGAAGAAGAAGTAATGTTAGTTGGCTTCGGTGAAGCTGCTGTAAAGCAAGAAGGGTCTGCTGTCCAAATGGACACAGCTCAAGAAAGTTTTACAAGTAGATACACTCATGAAACTATTGCCCTAGGTTTTAGTTTAACTGAGGAAGCAGTCGAAGACAATCTTTACGACACTTTATCTGCTCGTTACACAAGATCATTAGCACGTTCAATGGCTTACACAAAGCAAACAAAAGCAGCGAACATATTAAACAATGCGTTCTCAACTGCTGGCGGTGACGGTGTTTCATTAGTAAACACAGCGCACCCAACTGCTTTAGGTGGAACTTTTTCAAACAGAAGTTCAACTGATGCTGACTTGAACGAAACCTCATTAGAGCAAGCAATGATTGATATTGCTGGATTTATTGATGAAAGAGGACTAAAAATTGCAATGCAGGGAAGAAAATTAATTATCCCAGTAAACATTCAATTTGTAGCAGATAGAATATTAGAATCTACCCTCAGAGTTGGTACTTCAGACAATGATATCAATGCATTAAGAAACATGGGTATGCTACCAGATGGTTATGTAATTAATCATTATTTAACTGACACTGATGCATATTTCATTAAGACTGATGCTCCTAATGGATTTAAACACTTCGTAAGAGCTGCCCTAACAACTGGTATGGAAGGCGATTTCGATACAGGAAACATGAGATACAAAGCACGTGAGAGATACAGCTTTGGATTTTCAGATCCTAGATGTGTATACGGATCACAAG